CTCCACTAGTTTTACGTTGGCATCTAACGTGTATGAGACACATACGACACTAACTGTGGTGCGTTTCGCAATTGCGGACTAGCACTTGAACACTGTTCGAAACAGTCAGTGAACTCTGTCAGGTGCATCTTACAAGAGTTGAATAAAAGCAATCGATCACACAAGCGATTGCAGTAAGCTACTACATAGTGTTGTAGATGGTTGCCAACCAACGTGTTGGTTAACAGCCATTAACATCCGCAGCTAATATTTCCAATAGCGGATGATCAGCCACTTGTCCATAAGTTTGAGTGGCTAAATAAAAGCATAAATCATTATATTGCTCAACACTAATACCATAATGGTGTAAGTAGTAACTATGCACGCACTTCAAGGGGACATTGACATAATAAGGTTTGTGACTATAATCTATTCCCTCTGATGGCAAAGTGCGGCCAGTACCGGGATGCAATGCCATGGCTAATATACCATACAACGGATCACACATTGCATACTGGTTCATCGTGACTATAACTGAACGGAGCCATGCGTAGTGGTCACTATCACTACGCATGGTTATATCACAAAATATTTTATGTATAAGGCGTCCCGGTTTGGGCACCATAATTGCAGTATTATCCAAATACATAAACCGTGACGAACAAAATTCAACATCCTCCTTCGAAAATGTCGTCGAAATGGTAACCTCCATGCCAAATCCTGTGTAAGCATCAACCAATTTACTATTATCACCACCACACAATTTCAAGTACAATTTATAGGACATGGCGGTCAATGAATCATCACCACAAATTAAACTGTACCACAATTGTCCAATACCATGGATATCACTCTTCATGGTTGCATTAGCTTCAGTATCAAACAATGCTGTGTCAGGTTGGCCAGATTGCATGGAGTAAGGCAGTGTGTATTTTGTCCCATCAGGAAATCGTCCTTTAGTTTTAGCAGTACGTCGTAACGCCTTATTGGCCCTACGAGTAAGAGTTAATTTGCCCAATTTGTCCCTGTACTGGAATGCTTCCTTTACTAAATGCACATCAAATTTACTTTGGTCGTCCTCAATGAATATTAAACGATCACCGGGTTCCAACATTGACTCAAGTGTTGTGATAGCCTTATGCCAAGCCTCACCAACTTCACTGGTATTATAACCACTTGTATACACTATTTGTCGCCCATCCTTAAAATCACTACAATCCCAGTTTGGTAACATACGCTGCTTCATAAATTTTGTCGTAACAACAACTGATGGTCCAGCTGCCATAGTAACTGTAGGATGGCAGCCCTGTATAACTCTTGGTGATTTAGTTACTCCTTGGATGGAAAACCCGATTTCCCTCTTCAAAAATGCCGACGCCCTCATTTCAAGTTCTGTCTCATTCTTTAAATGTTCCTCAAAAATACGTTTTTGCCGACCAGGATAACGATTTAAAAATTCAGTCATGGGCATTGGTCGACGCACACGCAATGGTGTGCCACGTTTAAACATATTAATGAAGTTGTCACCTGCTCGTTTCCAATTACGTGCACGTTGAGAGGGTGTAGAGCCCTTGATGAGACGACCAACACGTTCATATAAGGCGTATTTTATATTGTGGCTGCACCCACGAAACACAGTGGGTTGTACAAACTTACTCGTCCACGCACAACGATATCCAAATGCAGGCTTACAATGTGGATCAGCAAATTTGACTTTAAATTTATTTTGTAATACTGTTGTTGGAATGCACATATTATCATCGCAACAATGGTCACAATGATATGGCAGACAGATATTAGCTTGTTCACCGCCACTATAATAACATGTAATGTTGTATAACCAGTGCCATAATACTGCATATTGTAAACCCCACACAACAGCAATGACACTACATGAGCAGTGGACAATCAATAAATTTAAATATTTCCGTCTAGGTAGTTCTCGCCATATGTATTCGACGGTTGTGAATACAACGGCACACAACAATAATGTTGCTAGTGCGGTGGACACATAATAATATCTAAAAAGTGTCAAATAATCAATATCACCAGCACAAAAATCATATTTCAAGTCCGGCACTGTAAACTGAAATTTCTCAAATTTAAATACCATAAATGGTACATCCACATAATCAGAGAAAGCCACAGTAAATTGTTTGTTACGTACAAACAAACTGGGAAAGTGATGCAGTCCAGTTGTTATTGAATATATACTATCAGTAACAAACCAACGACAATACCAGGGTTTATCATAATACATCAATTCCTCATATTGATCCAACGTATTGTACATTGTGAATTGCACACATACCTGTGTCACGGCCAATTTAATGAATTCTTCCACTAAAGCAACTAATATCGGTAATATATACCAATATATCTTCTTGTACTTGGGTGCGTAAGTGCGTGGTGCAAACGGGTCACCAGCCTCATCAGTGGTCATACGTTTGACCTTGTACAATGGTGCCATAATATCGCCAAACATTTTCATGACACCAGGTTTAGCTCGTACATCATCAGTGCACATCAAATTGCCACATCGCAACTCTATGGTTTCATACATTGTTTCATAATATATATCAAGTATTACCTTAGAGTCATTTGGAATAGACTCATACATCTTCAAGTTGCGGGCCAATTGGGTTAACGCTGTAAGAACCATCTTCTTATCAGCTTCTTTTGAAGGATCTCTAGTCAACCACAAATTTCTGGCACGTGAGCGTAAATTATCCTTGTGTTCTTCTGGAGTTGGACCCAAGGATGATGGCGCACCAGCCACAGGTGGTGGTGCACTGGGTGGTGGTGTGCTGCCACCTAAAGCATGAATGCGTTTAAGCATATCATCTTCAATAGATTTTATATCATCCCTAATCATTTCAGCGTCTTTAACCATTTCTTTAGCTGCATCTATTGCACCAGCACTCCTTGCTCTATCATCAGCAAGTGATGCCGCAACTGAAGCGGGGGAGCCCGTCTTACGCCATGCGGTCTTTATTATTTTACGTCCTTTCCCAACCGGACCCTCTCCTTTTAACCCATCATGCTGTGGTTGTTTATTACGTTTGTTATCTTTTGGTGTCACTTTATGTTGTAATTTAGCAACATCCTTTGGGTGTTTCTTACCACCACGTTGTGCCCTACTATTACCCGCGGCACCCACGTTGATGTTAGGATGTTGTTCAGCATGTTTTCTACGCTCCTTCTTTGGTGGTAAATCGTTTCTCCACTTATTGCGTAGTGATGCATTGGAAAGGGGCATTGAAGCTGCAATGTCTCTCAATGCTTTTTCTTCCGCCGCATCATCGGTCTGGTGTTTCTTCTCCATATCTTCCTCTGAGACACCAGGACCGGGGTTCAATTCCACCCCAACCAACAATTCCTCATTATATTCAGTGTCCTCCTCCACCAAATCAGGAATTGTAGCGCCATTGTCCCTCAGAAACTCGAAAAACTCCAAGGGATCAGTGCGATCATCCATATATTGTATAACGAGATCATCGCCCATTTGGACCCACACACCAACAGTGTGTTCCAACATATCCTCATCAAGGATAGCATCATCGTACATATCTTCGCCAATCTCCTCATGGTCTCCAACCATAGGGTATTCGCCATGTGAGCTTCCAAACCCACTCCCACGATGTCCTCCACATGTGGGCCATACCGACTGAATACGGTCCTGAGTGTTACTGTCCACACAGGGGATGGTCATAATATTGCACATCGCTCGAAGTGCGCGCGTTCCCAACTATCGTTGCGGGCCTACGGACCTTTCTAAGGTCAATGAAAGCATACATAGCGGTATGCTAGCGTAATGGTGGTTGTGGCATACATTAAGGTATGCCAGCCTAACACTTATTGTGTAGTCATGAAAATGGATTTGTTATACATGAAAGGTGGGTGAATACATACATATGGGTATGTTAGCCTAGCATTGTAACCATGAAGTTAGTGGGAGTGTTAAATGTATTAAATGCAGTGAGAATAAATAAGTAAATATACAATATGTACAAAATATAATTACACAACTATGTTATATTGCTTGTATGGTAACTTGACCTTGAGATGTACAAGTGTTAGCAAACACTGCATATAAATTAATAACTGTTGCACTAACGCCATCGGATTGGATAAATGCTTCAGTAAATAATGTATCAGTATAAATACCTGCTGCAGCCAACATCGTGCGCTTGGACGCTACGGTGGCTAATGCATTATTATAATTTATATACAACTCGTAAGAGGTCAGGGGCGTGGTGGTGGCAATTAACACACACCAGGCCCTAATAACATAGCTACCTAAAGGTAACACCATTGATCCAGCAGTGTTGACTACATTCAAGGCATTGACATTGGAGCTAGCCAACTGCAAAGGACTAACAGTGGATGATGTAATGCTACCAGGTGTATTGTCGAAAAACGATGTTGTGCTAAATAATATGGGCGGCACAGTTGTCGATTCATCAATACGGTCTTTGAACCGTACTTTGCCTTTAATACGCAATTCACCAATTGATGTTGTAGCATTATTACCGTATGTACATGAATAAAATTTACCACCATCATAATCGGTGATGGCAGAAGAACCCGGTAAATTACCAGGGCGAACAAATTTTATTTTCCCATTATTTATTATCTCTTTTGGGATCCTGAGGGTAATGTTCTCACATGGCATACCATCAGCATGTACATCAGTTGACTCGACATGTTGTATGTCGGCAGGCGGTGGTGCCTTAGGGTCGGCCAAATAGGCCAGCACCACCTTACCAGCTGACCCATTGGAGTTGTACTCCGAAACAATACGTTTATAATATACCTGAAAATCCTCAACAGCCTCCCAACGTTCCCACAGCACTGCCTCTTTAGATAATAGAGGAAAGGTCAGCGCTTGGCCTGGATTTACAAGAAATGCAGTATTGAAGTCCAAATTGGTACCAGTGGAACCATTAACACTGGTTATGAACTCATCAAATGGAATTACAGCACTGGATGTGCCCCTGACACCCGTATTGTTTATTTTATTAAAAGTCAACTGGGCATTGGTACGCCCTGACTTCTTTTGTTTGCGACCTCTTTTGGGTTTGGTTTTCTTGTGTTGCGTACCTTTCAATAAGGCGCCGTACGCTTTAGCGCTAATCACTGGCCCAACCATTTTACCTTTAGGCCCAGGATTCAAT